TTTTACCCACGGTATTAAAGTCTCCTTCAACCCACCTGAACCAAGCAGCTATAGGCTCGGTCATGTCGGTCCAGGTCTCCCCTAAGTCCTCGGATGTTTGAAGCTTATTATTCTCAATTCTAAACTTCACATATGCTGGAAAGTCGCCGAGATTAACAAAGCTCCTACCCTCATTATAAGATACCTGGAACCTATTATCATGTACCCTAAGCACAGGTGATACACCAGCTTCACCAGAAGCAAGAACTCCTGTATCAACACCATTAACAATCCAGTGCCCCTCTGAAGATAGAGTAATATCTCCCACAAGAGAATTGGTGCCAATCATCCAGTGCCTACTGTTACCCCACGCTTCATCACCCAGCTCATTGGATGAGTAGTATTCAATTTTGATAGTACCATCATAGAGTACATAGGTAATCCAAAGACCTGACCTCCTTAATGAGGGGGGGACCTGTAGTCTAGTGGACTCTACTTCTCCAGTAAAGGGGAGAAAGTAACAGTTAAAGTTAGCTAGAATATCATCTAGACTCTGCCCAGTCTCCCTATCCTTTACTGCATCTATAAAGGTCTTGGGGTAAACTCTATTGTACCCCAGACCTTGCTTTTTTACTAGTTGTTCTGCCATATTACTTTTCAATCCATAAGGATTTAATACTCCATTGATTTACTCTCTGGCCACTAAATTGGTATGTCTTCCATTCCCCAGCAGTATCTAGAAATGTTACTATCTGTCCTGCCTTTCTTGCTTTGGGGGGGATAGACTGTATAGCCCCGTCAAGGCTGTGGGCTTGAAATTTATCAGTGACATTTATAAAGTCAGGTATTCCAATTAGAAATAATTGGTCAACAAACTCAGATAAAGACACTCTGACATTTATCCCATTCTGAACTATGACTAGAGTTTCAGTTCCATTGACCTCTCCAACTTCTGGAAGGTCAGTGTCTTTTATAGAGTTATGCTGGAGCCACTCCTGAATTTTCTTATAATCTCCATTTGTAAAGAACATTACTTACTTGTTTTAGAAGGTTTTTTATTTATCTGCTTTCTCTTAAGCTCCGCATCTACTCTAGCCTTATCCTTATCAAAGGATAATCTCTCCCTATCAAGCTTAAGCCTTTCATCGAACTGTCTCATATTCTCCATGAGTTTGGCCTTAGCTTCTTCAGAGAAGACAGGCTCTTGGATACCATCATTATCATCCATAGAAGATTGAGCAGAGATTGTAGCTACAACAATCTTGGTCTCATTATCTCTCTGATTAAGTTGGTCTTTGAGCATCATATCAGCTTCCTTAGCCTGTGCCTCAGCTTCCATTTGCTGTTGTTGCAACTGCATCTGTTGCTGTTGAGCTTCTTGCTGCCTCTGCAGAAGTTCCATCTCATTCTTCTCAACCATTCTCTGTTTCTCTGCGAGAGATGAACTATTGTAAAGTTTCATAACAGTAGAGAAGTTCAATGTCTGATTCTGAAGAGCAGCTTGTGCAAGCATATCCATTTTCTGCTGTAGTTCCTGAATAGCATTGCTATTGTCTACAACCAAACCATAGTCACACTCAGCAAATTCATCACCATCAATATCCATAATCTTCATGGAGTTATCAGACAGGATGTATTGGAACTTCTTATTTCTTCCTTTCAATGCTATCTTGGCAGTTTCAAGGAAGCACTCAAGGGCTCTCCTCTTGACATCATCGTGGGTAATGAATAACCATTCTGTAATATGTGAAGATTGCAATGTGGCTCTCTCCACTCCACCAACGGTTTCTCTATTGCTGATTTGTCCTTCTCTTTGTTTAGAGATACCAGCCACATCAGCCATCTCAAGCTTAATGAACTCAAGCAGATTTATATTCTGTTGTATAGAATTACCGAGCTCAGCGTCGATGACACCTGAATTGGCATTATTAAGAGCACCAGCAAGCTTACCAGTAGCAGCACCAATGTTACCTTCCTTGAAGCTATCAACTACTGCAATATTGTTAATCTTTGCATAGTGCATCCATTTGTCAATGCTCCATCCAGCAGGTACCTTAGATAAGTCAAGAGTTATAATCTTACCCCAGTTCTTGGCCAGCAACTTATTCAATCTATCATGGACAGCATCATACAGGTAATTGTACGGCTTCATCATATCAACCAATGAAAAAGGCTTACTCTGATTAAGATTATAGATTGAACCTACAATACCAAAGTGACATCTTGATGGATTAGATAGCCTGTTATACTGGACCAGTCTAGGTCTCATATTAACATAAATCTTCTCACCTATCTTAGTTCCTTCCCATGCTTCATTAATCCATAGAGTTTCCTCTTCCTCACCTAGGCTTTCATTGATAACATAAGTTTCTGGGTAGAAGTTAAACTCTTCCTCACCTGTTTCAGGGTTATATGATTTGACCTTTTTAATCTTTCTTCTAGACTTCCAGAAGACTCTTATAACCCTTATATTACCGGCACTATCATAAGGCATGAGAGATGTGTCAAAGTTATTGGCAAACAACTGACCTGGGTTGATTATCTCATCATCTCCTATAACACTGGTAGAAGGAATGAACTCTAACCTTGGGTCATCATCATAACCATTTTCATTGCCCTCACTAGGGTCATTAGGAAGACTTTCTATATACTTCATGTCCTCCTTGGTAAGGTTGTCATAATAGGTGTCTATAATCCTTCCTGGACTCCAGTAGTCCTCATAGATAATTACATCAGCATCTTCAATCCTATCAGAGTACCCTGACCTGAACACTCTTATCTTAAGAGGGTCTAATCTCTCTAGAGTAGGCTCTCCTCCAACTATATCACACATATAGATTTCTTCTGCCACAGCCATGGCATCCATAAATCCTTTATTGAAGATAAGAGGCATATTGAGCTCTTTGACATAGTGGTTAAGTAGAGCATTAGCTCTTACTTCTTTTAAGTCTTGCCACTCATAAGTCATATACTCATTAAGCTTATCAAGCTCTGCACTGAACTCCTCTTCAGACTGTGCTTCATCAGCTAACATTTGCTGTAGCCTCTGCATAATCTCAGCCTTTTTATTCTCCTCAACTTCTGATACAGCATTAGGATTTGTGACAACAACCCTGAAGTCGAAAACTCTTTTGGATTCTTCACCTCTCAATACATTCAGCTTTGAGTTCATGATAGGATAGTGCTGAATCCTATCAGGTATAAAACCTGCTTTAATGTTATCAGGGTTTATCACCAACATAAGGTCCCTCATATGTAACTTCCCATTTAGGAGGTCATAATTTATCTTCTTGTGAAGGACACTCTTTCTAACTGGAGAGTAGTTGAAAAAAGCCCTAGAGGAAGCCCAGTCACAATGTTTCTTTCTCCAAGCTTTGGTCTTTCTGGAGAAGGGTAATTGTTGTGGTGGAAATTGTAATATCTCACTCATATCTCTTTCAACTTTTAATTGTGCAAAGGTAGTAAAAATATTCTACGCACACAATACATTTAGTGTTCTGTTAATATAAAATGCTTTGTTGCGCTAAATTTACTGTCCTATAGTTTCTATCAAAGAAGGGGTCATTGCCAAGATAAGAAGAGGATGCTTTTTCTTCCCTCTCTCTAGATATATTTCCTTGGTATGTAATCATCTTGTCCTCTCTAAGAAGCATCAACATACCCATAGAAGAAACCCTATCAAAGTTACCTTCATTATTATGGTTGATAAGCTCCTTAATCAAGGCTCTACTCCTTACTGTAAACAGTGCAGGAACTGTTACTTCTGTTGATTCTCCATCAACCTCCTGTACAACTACAGTTGGTCTAAGAAGCCATGCTCTAAGCAGATTCCTTGCATAAGCATTGATAGCAGCAGTGGCATTAGTACCCCTTGCTTTGTTTCCATAGCCAGTGTCCTTTATCAGTTGTTTATCCCTGAGGAACTCTAGTTGTTCAGTAAGCAGATATGTACAGTTACGTTGAGAGAAGTAAGAGAACAAACCCTTTTTGTTATTCTCATAGTTCATTCTACCATTATAGTACAAACACAGTCTCCTGCAGACTTCATAGAAGTCCTCTGCAAACATTGGTCTGCCAGTATATTCAGCAACTATCTTGTCTGTCCATAAGTCTAACACAAAGACAGAGCCAAGAGACATAGTATTTGAAGCATCATCATCATATGGGTCACATCCTAAGATATACCTTCCATTAAATGGCTTCTCAGTGTTCTTATCCATCTCTGGCAATTGGAATATCTCCACAGCTCCCTCAATCTTATTGTCCTTATGAGGAAACTCTCTTATAGGCTGTGCTGATGTAGGTTTGAATTCCACATCACCTTTACCATTGATAATCAGCTCTCCTGTATAGACATCATCATATTCCCTTGGATTATTATCCAGCTGCTGCAGCCTTTCAGTAAGGTCAACTACTGGGAACATATTAACTCCTGTCTTTACTATAGCTTCTGCTGGAGTGATAGGTACCTCAGCTATCACCTTTATAATAGTGTTGGGGTCAGAGGAGTTATACTTCTTGGTGTATCTGTTCATCAGAATCTCGATGAGAGCCTTGATTACATCAGATACCCCATTCTCATTATAGCATCCCTTTCTGTTCACATAACCTGGGAAGAAAAATACAAAGTTAGGCCTACCCTGATTATTCTTGTCAAACACATTTGGCAGTGCATACATTCTATAACCCTTAGGATTATACATAATCTCCTGAGCACCAGCAAAGTCTGACTCATTATCACCAGCAGTACCAAGCATATATATCTGACCAAACACAATATCACCCTCTTCTACAGAGGGAGTAAGCACATTGTACATATCAGTAAGTCTGGGAAATGTACCAAACTCCTCAATAAGAATATGTGCAGCTCTCTTACCTCTCAGTTTAGATTCATCGTCCTTTGATGATACTCCTAAGATGTTATTCAGAGTTCCCCTTTCAACATCAAGTTCCACATCCTTATAACCCATCACCCAAGTCATCTCTTGCATTGATGACTTCAGCCTCTTCCTTGGAAACTGTGTATGCTCTGCACAGAAGTTAGCCATGGAGGAGAATTTATTTAACACGCCGTCCTTTGTAAGATACTCCTTTTGATAAGCAGTAACTACAGACATCACTTTATGATGAGCTACTTCATTTACTCCAAGTATGAAGTCATGACTGAGAATGGAGGCAAGACTAAAAGATTTACCTTTACCTCTAGATGCAAGTTCTGCACAGTGCTGGCCTCCCTCAAAGCTATTATAGAGGCCTCCATTGGCAGCTTGTTCCATATAATGGAACCTCCAATAGATTCCTTCCCAAAACTCTGGGAAGTCCTCCACCCTGTTTGCTCTCTTAGTACCTTTAATAATCTTAGATAGCATAATAGGGGAATAATTAAGGAACCAGTACATATAACCAGTCACCCACTCCCCATCACTCTCTCTGACATAGCCTTCCCAGCATCTTCTCTTCTCCTCCCTAATCCATTTGCCATACTCACTATTAGGATTAGCATTAGGTCTTAGATTGGTGAAGCACCTATACTTTTGATAATGTCTTGCAGTAGGTCTGAAGTAATCTATATCCTCAACTATATGAGGATTAGCAAGGTCTATAATGATTCTTCCTTTATCATCCTTAGGTCTATCCTTGGCATATTGCCTATCAGGAGATATAAGCCTCCTGACAAACTCTACATTATTTATTATATCCAGCAACTGGTCTCTCACCTCTTGAGGAAGTGACTCAAGAAATTCATCAGTCAATGGAGTCTGATACTTATTGAATTCCATCTTTCATCATTGCCTTATACTCATTACTTGCTACCCATCCCATGAGTTTCTTAAGATACAGTTTATCACACTCATTCCATATCTTAATTAGGTCATCAGCAGGGGTATTCTTAACTTCTTCAAATGAAAAAATAAGAGTCTTTTCTTTACCCTTCACCAAATAAAGGTCATAGCAAAACCTTTTATACACTTTGAACTTGGGATGAACTTTCATACTTCTATGAAGTACAAGTATCCCCTTCTCAGTCTTAACATTGGTACTGAGGGCTTCTATTACATCATACAGTTCTATCATATGTCAAGTCCATCTTCATAAATTGTTTTCTCTCCCTGTCCTCTCATCTTGCCTTGGTTTCTCATTTCTGATGCTAGAGCTTTCTCTGCTTCATCCAAATCCTTTGCTAAACCAGGGACTTGCTTGATTGTAGCAGTAATAGTATTAAGGGTATATACGGGCTTCCCCTTATCATCTTTCTCATCAAGGTCTATGTCCCTAAGTAGCTTTCTCAGTTTATCTACAGCATGTCTGGTGTCTTCAAGGAGAAGAGCTGCAGTGGGTTTGAACTTACTGTAGAACTCCATGGCTTCAGTAATTAGTTTGTCAGGCTTCCAATTGGTTAGTCCTTCCCCTTCCATGATAGCCTTTGACCTCTCTTCTTCATCCACCAGATACTGGTAATCACTTCTGGGGTCACACATAAAATAGACGTATCCCAGTTCTGATATAGCCCTGTCTTTATTTATAGTCCTGTCCCTATTCCATATCTTCTTGAATGGAACTAAAGTCAGAGCTTCAGGCTCTATGGTTAACTTATATCCTTCGTATCTTAACAGTCTCATATCTTAAAAATAAAGGCCTGCTGAATTAACAACAGGCCTATGTTTAAACTATAATACTTGGCTTTTCAGGTTGAATTATGTGGACTGTTGGGTCTTCAATGTCTTCACTTTCCTCTACAATAAAAGTGATGTCCTGGTCATACAACATCAGGCAATCTTTATCATTAATTTTAATGACATTGAATTTGTATCCAACTGTCATATTGTCACCAATCACACCATTATGAAGTGACTTGTCAGCATGCTTGGTAACCATGTATCTAGTAGGGTCAATGCAAACAACATCACCTTCTTTAATTCCTCTTACAGTATCACCGACTGTAATCACAGTCTGATACTCTTTAAGAGAGCCCTTTGATTTAGTAGGGTCCACCAGTCCATTTCTAAGTTGGTCTGCCTCATAGACATCCATGGTGGTGATAATCCTATTAAACATAGGTTTAATCTTCTTTAGCTTCTTCATTCTTCCTAAGCTTCTTTATATGGTTGAATTTCTCTTTTACTCCTAAATATCTTGGGTATGTGCATGTAAGTTTACCCAGTGATGGAATATTAAAATTAGGCCTTAAACTGAGAAACTCAGTCTCAGAGAGTTCCCCTTTTAGGGGTAGTTCCTGGACTGAGTTTCTTATAAATGACCAAAATGCCTTATAGGCTTTGTCTACTACTTCAGCAGGTATTCCAGTATCTGTAGATACCTTGTCAACAATCTCAGTATAAGTCATTCTGCAAAGTCAAATGAGAGAAGTAATTGAAAGTTCTTAGCATCTTCTGCTACCCTTGGTATGAACTTTGGGTTGATTTTGCCATTGTCAATCATGCCACTCTTTTTGAGTTTGGTCATAATGACCTGAAAGTGTGCTTGGGTGATACCACATTCTTCTCTTACTTTCTTCTTGGTTTCCTCATTCATTGTGTACTTGTTAAGTACCTCCTGGTCTTTTATGACCTTGCTGAGTTCATACCTTTGCTTTAAGAAGGCAGCAAGCACATCAGTCTCTCTGTCAGTCAACTTATGGAATGGTTTTAGAAACTCAAGCCATATCTTGAAAAAGTTTCCTGTAAGACTGGACTTTAGTGCTATCACACTGTTAGGTTTCCTTTCCATTCTTATCTAAGATTTAGAATTAGTCTACTTCGCCTGCCTGCTCATCAGTGGTCTCCTCCTCAATAGTAAGGAGCTCAACTACTTCATTAGAGCATTTTTCTACGAATGATGCGGGGAACACATCCTTATTCTCAAGGACCTTAAAGAGCCATGTGAGTCTCATTGAGGCATAGTCAATACCTCTAAGTCTATTCTCTGCCATCATAACTCTCTGCTGGAGCTGTTTTGCTACGTTTTCAAGCTGCTCATAGCTCAGCTTTTCTTTCTTCTCTTCCATTGTTATTCAATTCTTTAGTTAGATAATCAAATCCATATCTCCCTCTATAGAGTTTTCTCCATTCCTCTATATGAGCCTGTTCTATGTCTGTGGAACCACATTCATCACAAAAGTCCAAGTCTAGCCCTGTGGCTACCATCTTTACTTTAAGTGAGAGACAGTTCTTACAGTAGAATACTGGTTCATCATTGTAGTTTGAACTGTCCATGTAACCTCTTTTTTCTTTCATTGAAAGCTCTACCTGGTGTAGGCTTTCTATTATTGAAAGGCCTATCTGGATAAACTATTCCTAGAAATAGATTTACGTGGCCTCTTCTAATAGCTCTTCTTACTGATTTGAACTTGGATACAGCTGAGTAGTTTGTCCATCTTGGAATCAGGTTGCCACTATCAAAGTGCTTCCTCATGAACTCAACCATATCTTCTGTTGTAACTTTCTTCTCTTCCATTCCTTTGTTTTGCTTATTAGTTGCGGGGGTGGGAGTCGAACCCACGACCTACAGGTTATGAGCCTGGCGAGCTACCTCTGCTCTACCCCACAATATTGAGCGGAATAAGGGAATCGAACCCTCATATCCAGATTGGAAGTCTGGCATAATGACCGTTATACTAATTCCGCATAATTGAGGTTCCACTCAGATTCGAACTGAGAAAACTGCATTACAAGTGCAGCGTTTTACCATTAGAACTATGGAACCTTGTTCCTTTTGACGATGCAAAGTTAAGCAAAAAATTTGAATCTACCAAATATTTCGGTAAATATTTTTCATTTAAAATGTAGATAGAATAGAGAGGCCATGAAATACAGCACTTTAGCATACCAAGGCTGGTCTGTGTTCAAGTCCACATCCTTAGTTCTATCCTTCATTATACCTAGGGAGTATAGTAGGTTATGTGCCCTCCATTCATATATCATACTTGATATATTTCTCTTATTTACTGCATACTCAGCTGATGTCTCAGCCTTGATATAATAAATAATAGACTCCATATCCCAAGGGCTCTTTACCTTATAAGAATCGAAGATAGTAGTATTATTCTCTGAGGCGTGGACCTTGAGTATGAAGTCCTTGTGTTGTATAACTAACTTTTTCATAGTACCCCATGTAGGACTCGAACCTACACACCATAGGCACCTGCTCCTAAGGCAGGCGTGTCTACCATTCCACCAATGGGGCATTAAAGTCACTACTAGAGTGACTTGTATTCTGTTTTAGCATCAAAGGAAGGGCAAGCCTTGTTAGCAAATTCCCTATGACCGTGAATAGTGGCCTTAGGATATTTAGTCTTTAACTCCTTCAATAGCTTCATTAGAGACTCTTTCTGAGCAGGTGTTCTAGTATCCTTTGGAGTCTTTCCATCCTTGGCACATCCTCCTATGTAGCATACTCCAATTGATATTGAGTTATGCCCTGTACAATGAGCACCAGAAATAGACTCTGCTCTACCCTTATGTATTGAACCATCTCTATAGATTACATAATGATAACCAATATCTGAGAAGCCTCTTGCCAAATGCCACTTCTTTATGTCTGCTGTTGTGAAATCCTTTCCTTCAGCAGTTGCACTACAATGTACTATGAGTTCTTTGATGTTCCTCTTGTTGGTTGTAGGTAATAGTACATTCCATGTCTTTGTACCCACTATACCATCAGCTACTAGACCATTACTAGCCTGAAACTCTTTTACAGCTTCTTCAGTTAAAGGACCGAAGATTCCATCTGGTTGTAGGTTTAGTTTCTTCTGTAAGGTGACTACAGCATCACCCCTACTTCCTCTTTTAATAGTATTCATATTCATAATGTTGTACTTCCGATGGGACTCGAACCCACAATCCCTATGGGCAACAAGGTTTAAGCTTGTCGTGTTTACCAGTTCCACCACAGAAGCATATTAGTAAGTGGAGATTGTGGGAGTTGAACCACACATCTTCAGATTTTCAGTCTGCCGCATTGACCACCTTTGCTAAATCTCCAAGTGTAGTGGGAGCAAAAGGACTCGAACCTAAGAACCCCTAAGGGAGCAGATTTACAGTCTGCTGCAATTGCCACTATGCGATACTCCCAAATATATTGTCTTCCCACTAGGGTTTGAACCTAGAACCTTCTGATTAAGAGTCAGAAGCTCTACCAATTGAGCTGTAGGAAGATAAGCGGTGTTTTTATAGAGGTTGTCTCCCCGTAGTTATACCTAAGTTAAACTACTTCACCCTAGGAAAGGATTTACACCGCCTCCTCTGAATGCCCCTCAAGTATGCTTTAGAAGCCTGATGGACTTATAGAGTTCCCTATTGGATTCGAACCAATGATAGCAGTTTTGCAGACTGATGACTTAACCAGCTTGTCCAAGGGAACATATTGTATGGATGGTAGGGCTTGAACCTACGTGTGACCAACTACCCTTTCTAGTGTGTATAAGACACAGGGGATACATCCATATATTGGGGTGTTATGGGGACTCGAACCCTGGACTTCTGAGTGCAAATCAGAGGTTATAGCCATCTTAACTAAAGGCCCATTTAGTAGGGAAAGAGAGGCTCGAACTCTCGACCTCATGCTCCCAAAGCATGCATCATAACCACTAGACCACTTCCCTATTTGATAGTTGAGGAGAGCATTGGACTCGAACCAAAGCCACTGTTACATGACCACTTTGCTTAGCAGGCAAGCCCTACTCCTAGTAGATTTACTCTCCATTTGTTTTCTTGTACAGACCACAACAGCAATCCCCACTCAGTCTGTAGTTAGAACATGGGCATTTCTTATCCTCAGAGGTGTTACCTCCACATGGACAATTGCCATCATTCCTTTCAATCATTTTTAATAAAGCATTCACAGCTTTATCACTGGGATTAAGTATGAATCCCTCTTTTCTTAATATTGTAATCATAGAGGAAGCTAAGGGATTCGAACCCTTGGACCTTTTACAGACCTCTGGTTTTCAAGACCAGTGTATTAAACCACTCTACCAAACTTCCATATGTAGGAGTTACCTATCCTACTCATCAGGTTCTAGGAGGTTTGTTACCATTGCCGCACCACAGAGGTGCGGTCTTATATGTTGCTGCCTCTAGACAGCTCTGACAGGTGAAGTCATGGGCAGTAGCACCCTACTTCAGTTGATACTATGCTATTCTACTTTCAAGTGTCCGTGGCTGGATGTGGGGGACTTGAACCCCAACCTCAACAGTGACAGTGTCGTATGCTAACCATTACACCACACACCCAATATTAGTAGTGCTAATGGGATTTGAACCCATGTGATAACCTTGAGAGAGTTACATCCTAGACCCCTAGATGATAGCACCATTCATAGTAGAGCTGTTGGGACTCGAACCCAAATGACCACCTTGAAAGAGTGGCAAACTAACCTTTATTTGACAGCTCCATGCACTCCACTTTCACCTTCCCAGGCTACGGTGGATAAAATTCACAACAAACAAAACAAAACGCATCTCCGTAAATCAGTACTCCCTGTAAGACTCGAACTTACAACTTAGGGCTTAGAAGACCCTTGCTCTTCCAGTTGAACTAAGGGAGCAGATGTTGCCACTAGAGGATTCGAACCTCTGAACTCAGTGCCAAAAACTGATGTGTTACCTCTACACCAAATGGCAGTTTTGATTTCTGAGTGCAAAGTTAAGTAAAATTTTTGACATATGCAAATTTTTACTGGATTATTTCCTTTTCTTGGACTTTTTCCTCTGATTGTAGCCTTTTTGCCACTGCTGCACTACTGGCAATCCCATCAGTCTAGCTCCCTCAGCTTTAACATTACTTGTGTGATTTTTATCTCCTGGATTGTAAATGCCCAATTTGAACTGAGTAAAGGCGTGTTCAAGAGGACTTGTTATTCCCTGAAGTTTCTCTTTGTACTTAGGAGATTGTTCCCATCCTCTATTACTCCACTCGTGATTGTTTACCAAATACTGAGGATATATTCCACCGAAGTTTCTCATATAAGAAGCATTCATAGCTCCTCTTTCAAATGCTTTTACTTCTTCTTTAGAAGGGTCTTTACCATGTTGCCTCTTATACTTCTTCTTAAAGCTGTCTGTACTAGTATTTGGGGCTGCTCCCATCTTAGTTTCTACAGATGCAAGTCCAAGGGCATCCCCCAAAGGTATATTAGCCCTTTCTGCATTAACAGCAATACTGTCGAGAGTATTAGAGGATACTCTACCAACACCAGGTATTCTTAGCTCTTCTCCTGTATAGGGTATAAAGTAACCTTCTGAAGAAGGGGCCCTTTTTGACTCAGCCTGTCTAAGTAAGGCTTGTTGAGTTCTAGCCATAGTATTTTCTAAGTTACTTGACCTCTCACTTGTGGGGGAGTCATTTTGGTGTACCCTTCTGAATCTAGAAGGGGCTTCTTTCCTTGGCTCCACTTTAGGAGCATCATCTCCGAAACCAAAGAAACTCTTTATAGCTCCCATAAATCCACCATCATCGTACCGATTGTAGAACTCCACATTCATGCCATTAAGGTAGCCCTCTCCACTATTCTCCAAGTATCTTCTAGTAGCTTCTTTATTCTTCTTGGTAAATTCCGAAGGTTCATAAACCCATCTTCCACTACCACCATAGTTTTCGTGCCAATGACCACCTGGAGTTTCAGGTGTACTATAGATAGATTCATCTGAGAAGGTGGGATGGTTAGGTTTCTTATACTTATCAATAAAGTGTGCTTCGGGGTCTCCATTGAGCATGCTCCAGGCATACTCTGGATTGTCATGGAAGAACCCCTCATAGTCATAAGTGGGCTCTTCTGCATCTATATCTTCCTCAATTCCAGGTCTCCAACTTTTTACTTGTTGTATCCAATCCAGATACCCACCTTCAGCATAGGTATTATAGTGTTTCTTTATAGTATCCAAGTTGGTGACACCACTCTGTACACCTAGTTGTATGTATTTGGCTCTGTCAGCCATTGATAGTTTATTCCACATGATATATTAATGGTTATTCCTAGTTAACTATAACTGAGTAGGGTTAATACATAAAGAGACCTGGCCTCCATTTCACCACTGAGGACCTTGGTATAACATACTATAGCTTGGAAGGCGTTTATATATTATTAGTCTACCTCTGTTATCTCTAGCTCCAATTACCTCTGCCCTACTTATGGTACCCTTTATTATCCCATGTTGGCTTGGAGACTTCCTTACATACAGTATGCTCTTCAGTATATTACTTGCTATGTTTCTAGTACTTGTTATGTTCCAGACTGCAAAGGTAGCAATAAAAATTGAAACTACAAAATTTTTTCTGATTTTTTTGTAAGAGTTAGATTTGTGGGAGTGAGATATAATCACCACATCACCACCCCCATACTTTGACAATGGGGTTATACCCCGGGGTCTAATCAAAACAAGACTCCTGTCGTACCTTGACAATATCATTCATCAACTAGAACCTTACGGTCCTCAGGTCAACCGTTTCTACCACCATGTCACAGAACAACAACTCACAGAACGTAGGTATCAAGAACTCCTGGCCTCTTCTCACCTTCGCACGTCAGTTCTCCAAGATGAAAGTCACCAACCCTCTCACCAACTCACAGACAGGTGAGACCTTCCGCAGCTGCGCCTTTGTGGATGCAGCAGGTGCTGTGACCCTTGTGGGTTTCAGCTCCAACCTCGGTGAGTTGTCTCCCAAGGAGATAGCAGCTCAGAAGGACAGCCTTCAGGTAGTCCAGCTGGAGTCTGGAAACTACAAACTCTGCAAGGCAGGTGCTGACACCTGGGAAGAGGTGGACCTTGGCCTCTAAGACACATGAGGGGAATGCTTCGGCATTCCTCTCTTTGTTTTTCTAATCAGAACATCTCCACAACCATACATTGATATGAAGAAGATATTCCTTTTCATTGCTATTGCAGTAGCTGCTGTGGCAATGGGGTCATGCTCATGCCAAAAGAGCAATACTAGAGATTTAGCCTATGAAGCTTACTGTGACAGCATCTATGAGACAAACCCCGACTACTACCTTGATGTACTGTGTGAGACTGATGAGTATTGCACCTACATTCTTTTTTATTTATGGGTATTATCTGAATTAGTCATAGCTAGTTTGATGTTATTCTATGGCATAGTTTGAATTAGTTATACTATAATAATTAATCACAACGCATACTAATCTCAGTAACTAATACTCTATAGTATAATCAATTAATCATAACAGCCTGTCTCCTGTAAAGTCCTAATCACAACATCACTCCACCCATAGATTGATAGAAAAAAGATACAATTAGAGGTTGAAGGTTCTGATTGTATGGTATTGTATTGCCTTCTCCTTAGATGTGTGGGTTAACACATTAGTGCAGCTGAAATGCTGATACAACTATGGCAAATCAAAGCCAGAATGTAGGAATCAAGGATTCCTGGCCTCTGATGGAGTTCGCAAAAACTCATGGCCGAATGAAGGTCACCAGTGACCTCACAAACTCAAACACAGGTGAGACTTTCAAGTCCTGTGCCTTTCAAGCTCCTGACGGAGCTATCACTCTGGTTGGTTTCAGTTCCAACCTTGGTGAACTCACACCTTCCCAGATTGCAGCCCAGAAGAATGAACTTCAGGTTGTACAACTGGAGTCTGGTTCATTCAAATTGTGCAAGAGAGGCACAGACTCTTGGGCTGATGTAGACCTTGGTCTCTAAGCCTATAAAATGTTGGAGAGGATAGTTAGCCGTGTGGCTAACTATCACTTCTCTCCAACTTTTCTATCTTTTTTGTCCGATTTAGTTTCGTACAAATGGATAATATATAGCTAAATTTACTCATAACATAAGCAAGAACAAGATGCTAAATTTCATAGTTGACTACATTATAGGACTCTTTTTAATTCTGTTGGTGTTGGTTATTCTGAGAATAATGGCATATTACACACTAAAATCACACGAATAATAAAATGAAAAAACTCATATTAGGCATTCTCTTAGCCTTCTTTTGCATTGTAGCTAATGCAGAAGTAAAGAGAGAGGGAGACACCTTCAAGGTAGAACAAAGCTCAAGAACTTCACAAGGTGAACAGACCAAGTATACTTGGGAAGATAAAGAGGGTAACAAATACCCTATCTTTATTACAAAGAAAGGTGCTTGCTATGTACTCAGAACCAGCAAGAAAACTGGTAAAGAGTACAAATATTATCTTCCTAAAGAGATACAAGAACAAATCAAAAAGGAGCTGGGGTATGAGTAAAAGATACAGAGTCTATGACACAACAGGTGCATGGCTCAGAACATTTGACTCATGGAAGGTAGCATATACTTTCTGTATCTCTAGAGGCAGACTTGACTGGAGAATAGATTAGTCAGTAATCCAAGGATAATCCCTGATACTATTCTCATATTATATAAGTAAGACAATTCTCCCTGTGGTTTTGTCTTACTTTAACTAATACACAGGGGCTCATTACAAGATGAAAGACTACTTAGAATATCTCTCACAACCAGATACACAAACAGGATTTTTCCTTGTTAACATATTAACAGCAGCCCTTACTGCATTTGTCATTTGGGCTTGACAATAAAAAACTCAATAACTTTCCAAGATGTTGAGGACACCGAGTTTCTATCTCCAAGACCATTAGGACTTAAGATAGTTTTAGGTGTAAAACACAAAACAAATAGCAAATAGCATATGATAAATTTAAAGAAACAGTCCAAGAAGAATGTTGCAAAGCAACAAGGAAGGAAGAACTCTTCAAAGACTACTACCCACGTAGTAGCAAAGAACATAAATCTAACCTTCAGACTGAACAGACAGGGTTATCTAACCCTCAGCATTCCTGAAGTAGAGATATGGAGGGAACAGCAATGAGAATGGTAGTTCTAACCCTCAAGGGCATTCTGCTATACTCTACTATGATAGTTGCAATGCTGTATGTAGCTGGAATAGATAGTATCTATGACAATGGTTACTTCATAGAGGGAACTCTTGTTGTAGTGGCTATGATATATATATGCTACATTACTATCAATGAGAAAGAATTCAGTATTCTTACTCTTGAACATCTGTTCAAACTCCCTGAAGAAGACGATGAATGGTAATTGTATATTAAGGTAAAGAAAGATTATTTAAGGTGACGCGGATAATCGGTTAAACCAAGGTCACAGTCTGTGAAGATAGTGACCTTTACTAAATGCACCTCTAGCTCAGCTGGATAGAGCAACAGCCTTCTAAGCTGTGGGTCTTGGGTTCGAATCCCAAGGGGTGTACTAAATGAATTAAGAGGAGACCTTCACAATGGTGTAATTGAGGCTAGGCCTTAAGATAGTGTATATGTGGCACGCTTTAATTTATTTATAGGGGTTAATTAGTACACGGCGAAATTATAACAAGTGCACAGAGTTATATAAGTAGTTATGTATCAATTATTAGGCTACCTTTTGCATAATGGTAAGAATGGTTGCGGCCTACAATCATTAAAACTAACTGATAAATAGTATTGGTTATGAATCGGAGTTAAAGTGACAGCCTAGGAGTCCACTTTCAAGATTCTTTTAATACTACTATATAAGTACAGACGTAACTGTAAAAGCAGTGAAAGGTTAAAACCTTTTTGTGTTTAGTAGTATAATTTGCCTCCATAGCTCAGTTGGATAGAGCAGGAAATTCCTAATTTTCAGGTCATTGGTTCGAATCCAATTGGAGGTACAAATAACGAGGGGCTGTTATGGCATTTGATTGCAGGCTACTTGGTAAGAGAACAAGCAAAGACTGTATGGAAAGACATACAAACAATAACTGGCAATACTTATAGAATGGCCGCCTAAACAGGCTGAGCAGCACTTGCTTGGAAACAGAAAGGTGCAACACTGAAATGTGATGTAACACAATAGACCACAGCATTAAATCTATTTTAAGTAAGACTGTGTGAAGGCAACAAAGCTTCGGCCGATTCACAAAGTAGGAGAGTGAATGAGGAGATTTCCTTGTTAGATTAAACAAGGTGGTGGAAAGACAACTAGTCAACCCTGTGAAGAAAACACTCCAAATTGAAAAGCTTGTACAATTCTTTTATTAAGAGTATGTAAGACGAGGGTTCGAGTCCCTCCAGCTCCACAAACACAAATAACAATTTTAACAAATGGCAAAAACAAGAGTTTCTTGGACTCCTGTGGAGGATGAAATCCTAGTCCAAGCTGTTAAAGACAGTCCTCACAACAAGGCAGCTGCATTCAGAGCAGCAGCAAAGAAAGTAAATCATAGTGTCAGTTCTTGCGAAGGCAGGTGGTACACAGCTCTCAGCAATCCTGAGAACAAGCACTATGTTGGTTGTATGTTTACCTTAATAGGTCATACTTCCAGAATGGA